AAATATAGACGTGAAAAGATGCTGCAGCAGGGACTAAAGCAAGATTTTATGTCAGACGATAAGAGTTTTGATAATCAAATTATTCGCAGTGGTACCGCAACCTATGAGTTTAATCATTTCTATCAAATTTACGACAGATATAAGAAGATTGTCCAGCATAAGATAATTGGCAATAGCAACGACAAGGATGTTCAAAAAATTCTAGGAGATGACCTTCTTGACAATGCCTCCTTGGATTATAGAAAAATAGCCATCATCGACATACCATACAAGGCCATTCCTCGGGGCTATATGGATGAAACAATGATTAATGAGTCAAAGATAAGCATGACTCAGGACCAATTCGATATGGAATATAATGCCAAATTTATTGTAGATAGCAAGGGTTTCTTTAAAGCATCTGCCATTGATCTTGCAACGCCCCGGACAACTGATCCTAACTATTTTCATGTTGAATTGGCGGGAAATCACAAGTTTGACTACGTTATGGGCGTAGATCCGGCACGATGGTCTGATGATTTTGCCATTGTAATTCTTAAGGTATTAAAAAATTCTCATCGCATCGTCTATATGAAGAAATGGAATCAAAAGAACTTTGGAGTAATTGCCAATACCATGAGAGAATTGGTTAAGAAATTTTGTATAAAACGAATAGGCATAGACAAGGGTGGAGGTGGGGCAGCCATTATGGATTTTTTACAAACTCCGGAAATGGTACCTGCGGGTGATGTCCCCTATTGGGAGATTGATGATAAGACGAATGCGGGCGGTTTTAAGATCCTCAATATGGTTAACTATATGGGCAAGTGGCTGATTGATGCCAATTACGCATTGTGCGCCGATATTGAACACAAGAGAGTTTTGTTTCCATATCATGTAGATGAAACAAAATATGCACCGGAGGATATGAAAAAAGCGTCCGACATAATGGATCTCGTACATGAATGTAAGAATCAGCTAGTTCAAATAGAGATTACGGCGACGGCCAAAAGTGAGATCGAGCACTTCGACCTCCCTCCGGAGCTTAAATGGAAAAGAAAAAAAGATCTTTATTCTGCTCTTCTAATAGCGGCCTATGAGGCGCGTCAGCTGAAGATTGGGGAGGCAAAAACACCTTCTTGGGATAATGAATCAATTGGTGGCTCAGTTACGGAGTATATAAGATAGGGGTATTATAAACGGAGAAAGATATGCCAAAGAACAATGGAAGTAAAAAAAATAATGGTTCGTCCAAGGGAATAGTTGATTTGCCTCCCAAGAAGAGATCTCAACTAGCCCTTGATGACCTGGAAAGCTTGGACGCCTTAGAGGAGGCTATACAGGCAACTCACGCCATGTCTTCTTTTATGAAGGGGTCCAAGGCCGTAGCTACGCATACATCGTCTCTTAGTCTGATTAAGAGTAGATCTTTCAATCAGAATTCAAAATATCACAATATCATCAAAGAGTGCGTAGATATTTATTATACGACACCCGTTGTGCGCAATATTATTGATCTTATGGTTGATTTTGCCAGCGAGGGCTTGCGAATTGAGCACAAGATTGATTCTCAGCAACGCTTCTACGATGAGTGGGCGAGGCGCTCGGGCTTCTATGAATTAATTCCGCAAATCTTTCATTCTATTCTTCTTACAGGCAATTGTTTTGTAATGAAGAGAACTGGCAAGGTTTCCAAGGCCGTTCAACAAGAAATGTCGAGAGGGTCCTTGGAATTCCCAAATGTAAAAAATCGTATATTGCCCATCAGTTATACTATTTTAAATCCAACTAGAATTGAAATTGAACAATCTGAGCTTTTTGATGAACGCAATATTAGTTTCAAGCTCTCGGAAGCGGATATTAAAAAAATTAAGAATCCGTCTAATAAAAATCAGCGGGATGTTCTAAAGTCAATGTCGCCTCAGGTTAGAGCAGCCGCCCTAAAGAGCGGTACCGTATTTCTTGAGCCAGACAAGGTGACACCCCTGTTTTATAAGAAGCTCGCATGGCAGTCTTGGGCCTATCCACTTATATTTTCTTGTATTGATGATATTAATTTTAAGAAAATGTTACGTCAAATGGACGAGAGTTCTGCTGCCGATGTAATTAAAGCCATTGTTATTTTCAAATTGGGCAATACCAAGGAGAATTTTGGAGCCACTCAGGCTATGTTTAGCAAGTTTGCCACACTGTTGAAAAATCCAGCAGAGGCAAAAAATATTGTTTGGAATGACCTCATTGATGTTATGGATTCTTACCCCCCTATTGATAAAATTCTGGGCAGTGAAAAGTATGATGTTGTTGATAGGGACATCCTTACTAATTTTGGTGTCAGTGAAGTTCTTGTATCTGGTCGTGCGGGCAATTATAGCAGTGCTTTCTTAAGTGTTCGCACCCTTCAGGAGAAACTTGAGACTGTTCGCAACTACGTCATGAATGCCTTTGTTATTCCAGAGCTGGTGCAAATACAGAGGGCTGTAAATTTCCGCAATAAACCAAAGGCTCGCTTTTCTTCTATGAGCCTCCGTGACGAGCAGGCAGAGAAAAAACTCCTCATGGGCCTATTAGATCGCAAAATTATCAGTGCCCAAACCATGCACGAGACCCTTGGTCTTGACACCGGCATCGAAAAAATGCGGTTAGCAAAAGAAGACTCTGACAAAAACTTAGACTTTCTTGGCCCCTTTGCACCGAGAGGGGTCGAGCCCGCCACTGGTCCCGTTGGGAGACCTTCCAATACCGAGGATATTAAACAAGAGACGGAGAGAAAAACTGAGCCAAAAGGGATTCAGTTGGGACAAGAATTGTCGAAATGGAAATTTTTAAATCGAATTAATAGATGGATTAAGAATAGCTGGAGTGAAAAGAATGGAAGTTCCATCGATGAAAAAGGAATGAAGCAAATAAATACCTTAACGGCCATGGCTTTTGAGGGGTTAATCTATACAGACAATTTGAGTGATGAGAAAATCAAGGAAGCGGTGGGAAGGGTTCAGGGCTCCATGAAAGTGGGGAATGCGCCTATGATGACAAAGACTTGCGGCGCTATAAGCGGTACAATGTCGATGAATGATCTTTACAGTGTCATTTGCAAAATGGGAGATTGATATGGCCAAGAAGAAGAAAAAAAAGAAAGATGAAAAAAAGGTTTGGGCCAACAACATTGACCTAGAGGTCTTGCCTGCAATCTTCGTTTCCACTGGCATGAATCGCAACGACGATGTTTTTCTTCCGGAGGAGACCTGGGCGGCAAGGGGCACGGTAATTCACAAGCCTGTCAACATCTCTCATGATAATGAAGAAATAGTGGGTCATATTTTTGATGCCTATATAATTGACCAAGAAGAGGGTCAGACTCACGCCATTGCGGACGACGACGAAGAGACCGAGATTCCCCGCTCTTTCGATATAGTTACAAAAAGTTATCTTTATCGGATGCAGCTTAGGGAAAAGCTCGATGAAATAATGGAAGATGCTAAGGCAGGAAATAAATATGTTTCTATGGAGGTATTTTTCTCCGACTACGATTATCTTGTAGACACCATGGTCGTGGCGCGAAATGAGGAGACGAGTTTCTTAGATGAAACATTGCGATCTAAAGGGGGAAGTGGGGAATTTGAAGGTAGGCGCGTGGGGCGTATATTAAAGAACATGGTTTTTGGTGGTATGGGAATTGTTGATAACCCCGCAAATCCCCGTTCTGTCATTTTACTCGGTCCCAATTCAGAGCCGGAAACTCGGGGTTTAGCGGAGGAGGCAGAAATAGAAGGGGCAAATGTAGGGGAAATTGGTGTATTAGTAAGTGACGAAATTGCTGTCGCGAATTCGGAAAATGAGGAGAACCGAATGGAAGATAAAATTAAGGAGCTTGAGGCTCAGTTGGCAGAGGCCAATAAAGAGATTGACGAGTTGAAGCAAGGCGAAACTCAAAAGACAATTTCTGAGCTTAAGAGTGAGAATGAAGCTCTTGTGGCTAAGGTAGAAGAAATTCATGAATCCCTGGCTGCCAAGGAAGCATCGCTGGGCACTCTCACTGATGAGATTACCGGCATTACTGCAAAACTAGAAGAAGCTGAGAAAGAGCAAGAAAAATTGGTTGCTCGCAATGCTGAACTAGAAGAGCAAAATGTTACAGCGAGGCTTGCGATACGATCTCAGAAGATGCAGGACTTTGAACTCAGCGATGAGGATCTAGGTTTTGTTCTCGCAGAAATTCGTGAAATGAGTGATGAAGACTTTGAAAGTTATCTTACTCGTGCGGAGCGAATGTGGCGCAAGAAGGTCGTGGAGGTGCCCGTGATTGAAACAAAGGCCGAGGCCTCTGTTGAAGAGAAGGTTGCAGACGAAACTGAGCTTGCACATGCTGCTCTTGAGGATGCGGCTAGTAACCCCGAAAATGTTGTTTTTAACAGCGAGGACGGCGGGGTGTTGCAAGAAGTGGCTCTTGCCGTCGAGAGCATTTGGGCGAAGGAGGAGTAAGAAATGGCGCTTAAAGGTGAAAGAGAAGTCCTGGCGACCAATATCTACTTTACAGCAACTGCTGGTAAAGACATGGAGCGAGGCTTAGTACTGGTGGCGAATGGAACGACGGGCGATCTAATGACTCTGCCCATAGTTGGAGCACCGGCTTATAAACCAGTTGGGCTGCTTCTAGACGATGTTGAGAATTTAGATTTTACAACTCGTCCGCAAGTTTTCGTGCGCAACGTTGTTCCGCGGGGAAGTGAAGTTGGTTTGTTGACCAAGGGTCGCGTGAAGACAAATCAAATTTCTGCAGCCACGGTTGCGGCGGGAGAGAAGGCTTATTTGGATGTCGGTTCGACTCAAGCCGATTCGGGCAAAGTGACCAACGTGGTTGGATCTGGACTTGTAGTGGGACATTTTGAATCAGCAAAGGATGCGGACGGTTACGCTCGCCTCTGGGTTGATATCGAAGGCGCGTAAGGAGGTAATGATGAAAAAGAGCATGATTGATCTTAGAAAGGCACTGGCTTCGAAAGAAGCTACGGATGTGCTCAAGAAGACTGCGAGCGCCGATCGGGCAGAGTCTCAGCAGTATCTCCGTGCATTCGCTCAGCAGTTTGCGCCAGTCCTTAAACAGGCTGTCTTTGACGAGGATACTCTCGGAGACATTTATACGCGAGTTCCGGTTGAAGCCGGAGCTACCCCGCGCTTCCCACTTGACTTTATTGCTCCTGGCACCGAGGATGACTTTGTCTCCTTTACCATGCCAAAGCAGGGTCGGGTTCCTGAGAAGCATGTGGAAGGTGACGAGCTTTTTATCCAAACCTACAAGATCGCCAATGCGATCGACTGGGACCTGGATTATGCCCGTGACTCTCGCTGGGATGTGATTGCACGAGCCCTCGATGTCTACAAGTCTGGGTTTACGAAGCGACTTAATGACGA